GTACGATCATGCTGATAACGAGGGCATGTGCGACGAATGCCACTTGAAATACCCTGATGGAGTCTGATTGGAATGAGCGCGTTCGACAAGGCTTGGAATCTCTCCAAGATCGACTTTCGCTTCGATGACCAAGGATCTAAGGGGGCCCGTGGCTATTCGTCTCCCTTTCTTGAGGAATACAAGTATCGTGTTCCCATTGGATACGACTCGGAGGGGAATCTGGAATACTCGCCTAGAGACAGGGTTGTGACTGACAACTCATTCGTCCAACTTCCGAAATTTCGTAGAGGGAGCAGATCAGCGCAAGACGAAATCATGAGAACCATCATGCATGAGGCGATGCACGATGCGGATATTAGCGTCGGATCTCCTGCTAGGTCGGCAAGCCGTCGAAGGGGCCCTGAATTTCTAGGTAGTGGCGGGGATAGGGGGCCAAACAGAATAAGATCTAGGGCTGAGTCTGGGTTAAACTCACCCACTACGAGGGACAAGGATTTCGCTGCGGAGACAATGGCATATCTCGGAACGTATCCTGACAGGCCGGACCTTGCGAACATCGCAACGATGGATCACCCGGAGGTCAAGCCCTCCGATGTCGAGTTCATGTACGACAAACTGCCAGCAAAACCTGTTTTCAGCCATATCAGGGACCTGAGGTCTGCGAAAAAGAGAAGGAACACCAAGGCGCTGAAGAGGGCTCACAGGCCAAGTATCAGGAGAGATCCTGAGACAGGCGAGATAACCAATGAGTTTGAGGAGGATTTCGTCGTTCCCAGAACCGAGCAGATCAGGAGGAACCTCGTCAATGCCTTGAGGGACATGGCCATGACAAGAATGATAGAATCCGGCGAGTTCAGGGAGAATCCTGAAACCAACAGGTATGAGTTTGACATGAAGGGTGATCGCCCTGATGCGAGAAAGATCAAGGCGGCAGAGAGGGAGACGAGCAAGGCCAGAAACGCCATCAACCGATTCTTCAGGAGGGTCGAGGCGGGGGACGAGCCAGTCCCTCGATCCATGGAGGACCTGCCTGAGAATATACGGCAGTTGATCGGCCAGCAGCAGATCCGGCAACTCGTCGGAGAGCAGCGGGGGCTAGGATCGGAGGCCACCGTGAATCGCAGGAGCGAATTTGACGAGATTCAGGATAAAATCACGAATTTGATAAGCCCGACAGTCAATCGATACAGAGGATACTACGATGATGAAGAAGAGGGCGAGTTCGACAACCTTCCCCTTGAGGAGAGGAAAGAACTACTCAGCGAGTATCTCGGACTCATAAACGAGAGAATGAGGCCTGTGACATACGACAATTATGGAAATGTAAGGCGAGGTGATGAGAACGTCGATGACTACGGAATCGTTCAACAAACGCTCATGGAGAGGGACGAGGATGGCAATCTGATATACCAAGATGTCATTGACGAGCATCTCACTGGCAAGGTGGAGCAGATTTTCGATGACTATGTTGCCGATTACAAGGGCGGGAAACCCGGACCGAGAACGAGGATAGACCCTGTGGACAGGCAGCGAGAGGAGATGGTACGCGATCTGCGACGATACTACGGGGGCGATGATTAAGATGACCGCATTTGACCGAGCATGGAGTATCGTCAAAGCGCCATTTACAGGTGATGATGATTATATCCATGAAAACGATCCCAATTACCGTGTGGATGAGCATGATTGGGAGCGGCATGAGGGTGAATATGGGCCAGATGTTGATAGAAATGTGCTGAATATCCCCGGTATGCAGGAATTATTACAAGATTTACAAAAATTTAGCCAGCATTGCCTTGATTCTATGGATGAAAGACTTGCAGTAGCCGAAGGGCTGCTTGCTTTGGGTTATTCTAAATCTGGCAACCTCGACCTAAGCCATCGACAAAGGAGGAACTTGGAATGACAGCCTTTGACAAAGCATGGAATCTGGTGAAGATGCCCGTGTATCACGGCACAGACGAGAAAAATCTCAGGAGTATAATGGAGCGTGGCCTGTTGCCGACAGCGGAGGCCCCTCAGTTCCTCGATCACACCTATGACGAGGTAAAGGAGATGCTAGGCTATGATGATGACAAGATGAACCAGTATTTTGGAGGTGACTGGTCGTTTTACTATGGGGACAAGGCGAAGACCATGGGCGACGACGGTGAAATCGGTGATTGGGTCGGAGGTCGAGCAGGGGCGATACGCGATGCCCATGATTGGGCGTCCGCGATGTATAACAGGCCGATGGTCCTTGAGATAGATGACCAGCACCCGGACTCGCCATTCTTCATGCCAGAGCCCACCCTCGTTCCGGGCACACAGGCGTTCAATGAACACAAAGATCAGAGAAGGGCGAGGGGAGTGATTCCACCGCACCTGATAAGGAGGCTCCCTCAGAAGGAGGTGGATGAGGCCCTCAAGGTTCAGGATGACTACCGACAGGCACAGGAAGACAGGGACGACCTGTTCCTAGAGTTGCAATCACACCTAATCGACAGAATACATAGGGGTCAATAATGATGACCGCCTTTGACCAAGCATGGGATATTGTAAAGTCCGTATATCATCGGTTGTTTTCCGATGAAGAAATACAAAGAATTGCGAATATAAACCGATTATTGCTTCAAGAACCGCTTGACCCCGATCCGAGTGTAAATTGGCCGAGTGAATGTGAGAAATGCTTTAACGACATTAACAACATAGTTGAGGGTATTCCAAAATTATGTAGCAAATGTATTCATCCTTGGGTTGATGAAAGAATATCTGATTCAATGGAGATTGAAGGCTTCTTTGGAGATGGCAAGCCATTCAATCTAAATCAGGCAATTGAAGATGGTAGCGCGGTTGGCCCTAACAGAACATATGGTATTGACTATGAGGCATACCGAGATAGAATGGAGGATTATGAATGACCGCTTTTGACCAAGCATGGGACGTTGTGAAGGAATACAGTCTTGATTGGCGCAGAGATGCTCAAGATTTGTTGAATCTCGACCCTTCTGAAATACCGAAACCCCTAATTCATGATGATGAAAACGTAAATCACCCGCTTTATCTCGATGAGGGGACGAAAGTAGCGACATACCAACACCCTCTCGATAGCAGGTATGTCATGAAAGTGCCGTACATTGATGATGAGTGGTCACAGAGGTATTCGCAAAACAGAAATCAAAATGATGACACCATTGCCTTGCTTGAACGCCTTGGGTATCCAATAGTGGGCGAATTGGGCAATTTGGATAGGATAGACGATATTTCTGACTCCTTCTTTGTCCAGCCTCGATTATATGATAGACCTAGAAATTCTGAGTATAGTGAGAAGAAAAGATACATTCGTCCAACTTTCGGATTAGCCGATGCAACACTCATGCATCTCATTAATGACCGTAATATTGGTAATTACGGATTTGATGATTCAACTGGCGGGGTACGTAATTTCGATCTTGATTCAATTGGATTTACTGATGATTGGTGGCCTCATGAAGGACACACTAGACAAGACCTCTTTGACATACACGGCCCCATGTCCAGAGGCGAACAACTCCAAGAGCATCTGAACACTTTCGGAATCCAGCACCCTGCGAGCAGATTGCTTGATGAAATACCCGAAGTATCCCACAAAGACCGGGACAACCCACTCTATCGACTACAATCATTCCGAAATCTGATGGAGGAAATTGAGCCATATTCAGACAATCCGAAGAATCTTATGGTCGATGGTAAGCCTATTTGGTTGGAGGGATTGAATTGACCGCCTTTGATCGAGCATGGGCGCTCACGAAGGACTTCAGGTTTCTTAGACGAGAACTTGAAGAAAGGAAAAAGGCGGGGGAGCCTGTTAGTTTTGGGGATTACATAAATGCATTTCAATCATTAGGCCAGTTTGATAACCAAACAGGAGAGATCTATGCTAACTTGGATGCCCGTGACCTCCATACGACTGATCAAGGATCCTATTACGGAACAAGAAATACCACTGATGAGGAGAAGGAGGCTACTCTCCTTGAGACGCTTAGGCATGAGGGAGATCACAAGGCGTTGGACTCAATACTCACTGAAGCCCTCCAACCACGGAATGACCCGATACCCTACAAGGCAGATACCTCCAAACCAAATTCTGAATTACAGGATGAATTTATGGATAGATACACTAGAGGGCATGAGTATGCGCTCATGGCCCTCGACTCCATGCGCAGGCGGAAGGGCAGCGGGAGTCCAAGACTGAGGATTGGGACCACTGTTGCTCCGAATAGGCGCTTTAGGAGGTTGAGCGAAAGGTATCCTTATCATGGTTATGACCTCGATGACCTAGTTGCATTGGAGCGCAATACCCTTGCTAGGGACATGAATGAGGCAATGGGCCGAAGGGCGAGGGAGAATGCGAGGAGATTGATGGAGGGATCGGACCAATGACCGCATTTGACCAAGCGTGGGCTATCGTAAAGGGGATTGATGACCCTGATAATGATGATGAGTTTATTGACAATGATGCTTTTAACGACCCTGTTCCAGACATCATCGAGCATATAATGGGTATTTTCGGTGATGAGCCGGAAATGGATATGTGCTATTCATGTGGTTTGGAGGGAGATATACGAACTTTCACCGTTAGAAGCCCAATAGGAAGGTTGGAACGAAAGTGTCCTAATTGTGGTTCTTATGAGGTTCATGGTGTAAATGCCTTTGGCGGGGGTGAGAGATAATGACCGCCTTTGACCGAGCGTGGGACATCGCCAAGGAGTCTCCAGATTACCAAGGATATCATGGAGCCCCTATCGATCCAGATTATCACTCTCCCTTGCATGACATGACTGGAATGTATCCAGACGACCTGTATTCCCACATGGGGCCCAGATACTACGGTGATGGCAGCAACATTGCAAGAGATCATCGCTCTCACGGTATCATCATGGCCGCTAAGGGCAATCCTGACGCTGAAATAATGGTTTTCCGAACAGTCCCCCATGAGGTCGAGGACAATCAGATAAATCCCGGCGATTGGGTATCAATATCAAGGGGCTATGCAATAGATCATGGTCGTAGGTTCGGACATGGAAGATATGGAAAGGGCGGCTTCAAATTAATGAAAAAGAGAGTAAAGGCGAAGGATCTCTTCAGCGAGGGCAACTCACTTCATGAGTATGGTTGGAGGGGACACACATGACCTCCTTCGATGACGCTTGGCGATTGGTCAAGATGCCCATTCATTTGGATTCTGACCATGAGGACTTCATCGATGGCCTGTCCGTTCACGGCCCCATATATCAGGGCCGACGAGCAGGCATGAGAGATACAGGGTATTGGACGCCTCACAAGGACAAGGCGTTGGCTTATGCATTATTTGGGACGAGATACGATTGGTCTGGGGGCAACAAGATAGATGCTAGGGATTCGATCCCTGAGTTGTATTCATATGACCCCGGCGAACATGATATTTTCTTGCCTGCTGATACTGACTATATGCCGTATGATTTGATAGATCGTGCATTGGCTTTACGGCGTGTTGCTTTCAAAGATGAATATGGAGATATTGAATCGGGAGAGATCGGGGCTAATTTGGATAGCGAGGGCATAATGCCAGTTAAGATGCCGGATAACGAATTGGCAGACATGATTCAAAGACTGCGTGAAAGCGAGCATTTCGATGAGGGTGAGCCATATGAGAGCAATGGCTTGACCAATTATGAGAATCTCATGAATCTGGAGTTCCTTAACCCCGACTTCGATCACGATGAATGGGAGCGTATCTTTGGAACTAGGCCGAGTATGGATTACGATAACATTCAACGGGATACCACGGATGATTATTTCGACATGGGATTTGAGAACCCCGAATGGGATCTGTCAGTAGTGTCGGGGTTAAAGGGCGGAAATCTTGCAACTCTGATAGAAAATCTAAGGAGACGTAATCGTTAGAAACGATGGAAATCATAGGAGACACGATTAGCATGGGCTCTCTCAAGAACAACCCTCCTAAACCTCCTGAGAAGAGGACCAAGGAGGAGGAGGATGAGCGAGAGAGATCACGAAGGCTCTTTGGCACACGGGACTTCACGGAACTCAACAGATCTGCTGATGCCATCTTCGACACAGCATGGGCCCTGTTCAAGGCAAGACAATCTAAACTAGGAGAGTATGATCCAGATTTCATCAGTGATTTCGGTCCTGTGACTGAGTATCACGGAACGATGGACATGCAGCGCGTCCTTGATGAGGGTATTCGGGGAGGGAGCCCGAAGAGAAGGTCGAAGCGATATGTCCCTGCTGACATGAGAAACGAGGATAGGATATCATACACGACTGACGACAAGGACCTCGCGCTCCTCTTTGCTATGGAGAGAGCCCGTCAACTAGGACTTCCCATGAGAAACGTGGGTGTAGTCGGTGTGAGGGCAGGGGGATTGCCGAGAGCATTGCGTCATCGTGAACCCATGGGAGGCATCCTTAGCGGCACAGAGAGCAATGTTAGGAGTGGAGGCATACCTAGATCTCGACTTGCCCCGATTCCTAGTTCGACAGAGCGAAGACGAGAACAAAACTGAGAAGCCCCAATGCAAGCATCAGGCTGATGGCCATCTCCATCACCGCTCTCTTCACGATGCCCATGAAACCATCTCGGACCATAGGGGTCGGACAGGCAACCAACAAATAGGATTGTCCCTAGATCCCTATGACACACCGTGATTCGACTGTATGAAGTAGGCCCCCGTGATGGTTTGCAAGGACTGTCCAAGGTGCTTCCTGTCGAGAGCAGGACGGAGATGGTCAAACTCCTCTATGAGGCTGGCATCGATGATATCGAGGTCGGCAGCATGGTCAACCCGAATAGGCTCCCAACCATGGCCAAAAGCGGTGAGGTCTATCTCGCCCTCAAGGATATGCACCCCAATGCACGTTTCTCCCTGCTTGTCATGAATGAGAGAGGCATGGATGAGGCCAAGAGGATCGGTGCGGAATACATCAACATCGTCTTGAGCCCCAATCAGAAGTTCAACCACAAGAATCTCGGAAAGAACATGCATGAGTGCATGATGATGTATGAGGAGATGCTCAAAGACACGCCGAGGGAGAAGGTCAGGGCATACGTTTCATGTGCCTTCACGGACCTTGAGCCCGGCGAGTCGAGGATGGAGTGCCTGTCATGGGGCAACATGGTGGCATCCACCGTCGTCCTCGCTGACACGGATGGCTCGGCAGACAATCTGTCTCTCGCAGATGGAATCAGGCTGTCAAGGCAAGCAGGAATCTTCAACTTGGCACTGCACCTCCACTTTAGTTATCGAAAGCCCCCCGGATACATCGACACCCTCCTCGACTTGGCGTATGCCATGGGCGTCAACGAGTTCGATAGCAGCATAGCAGGGTTAGGAGGATGCCCGTATGTTGATGGCTCAGGTAGCAACCTATCGACGGAGGATCTCATATCATGGGCTCTCAAGAATGGCCACGATATCGGGAACATCAACCTGCGGTCACTGACACGCGCATCGAGGTATGCTCGCAATGTGACATCCGACAGGAGGAAGTTCTTTCCCATCAGATCATGGTCCGAGGCGAGGATCCTGCTCAAGTCGATTTGGGACTGATATGAGGCTCTGTGACATCTCTGTCATGCCAACATTAAATTAGGATCGGTGTATTTTCTACACCGTGGACAGGAACTGCCGATGGTTCAACGAGTGGGCTGATGACATAGTGGAAGACATACAGATCACCACGCCATCGCAAAATCAATTCATGTCCGCTCTAATGACGCTACTGAGGCTGAACGGATGAGGTTCGGCTCAATCGGCTACAACGTCTCCACATTCCTCGTCATAGTCTTCTTGATGGCGCATACCATGGTTATGACCATGCTGATCAACGAGCAGAGGGGAGTGGAGTTGTCAACGATGCTCGTCCTCTATGCCAACGTGGTGTTTATCTGCGTCATCATACAGATGCATGTATCGAGTCGCCATGATAGTGTATAGCATAGCCTTGGTCATCGGCTTCGCCATCGCCAAGTTCTTCCATCCCAAGAAGAGGTTCGTCCCGCAGTTGAAGTTCGGCAGGTTCCACATACATCACTGGATCTGGGGGACAGCGTTTCTCATGGCCCTATTACTATCTGGTTATACCTCTGACTTTGCAGTGGGTGTTCTCACAGGCATAGTCCTACAAGGGCTAACGTATGATAACTGGAGCATCATTAGGAGAGATCTAAAAAAGTAAATCGACATGGAACACACCATGCCAGAACAACCTCAACCTGATGAATGCGAGCCCTGCTACTGCGGTTGGACTGGACTAGACGACTCCGGTTGCACTTGTCTCCCGAAGCAATCATAAATGATTGATTTCATAGAATATTCATGTCTGATGCATTTGATAGAGGATGGTCAGTGGCAAAAAATATGCGTTCACCTCGCTTACGGAGAGTGTCTCCAGAAGAGGCAATGAATGTTTGTCGAGATGGCGGATGCGTGTGGATAAAGGATTACGCAGAAGAAAACTACGGAACTGAAGATAAGCCACACCATGATTATCCTGTTGAAGATCCTGATGAACTACTAGAGATTTTGGATTATATGCCCGATTCTGAAATTATGGTTTATGATTAACATGTCTGAACAATCTGCATTCGACGCTGCTTGGCGAGTTGTCAAGGAAGATGGGGCATTCGATGTGGTCCCCTATGCCAATCTGAAGCCGTCCACTCCATACTCAAGGACAGACCGAATGGCACAGCCATCGGATCCATATATGGTTCATGACGATGGTCGGATGCCAGAACGAAATAAGAAAGATCGGAAAGCCCAGATGCGACACATCGAAAGGGCTCGCAAGAAAGTGAATGAAGATCCCACAGAATAAATACGATTGTCCTGCATAAAGTAATATGCAGGGAGGGGAGGCCATATCTATCATGCGTCACACTTGGCTGGGCTTCATCCTATCATTTCCCCCTTCATCCCCTCTCTGCAACTTGAGGTTCTGATCCATGGTCCGAGCAGTTCCTGAGAATTCGCTGTGGCATCATGACAACCATCACCTGTATTGCAGCAGGTGCAGGACTCCTCTGCACGACCCCATTAGTCAGCGTGTCCTTGAGGAAGCAGGATTGATGTTTAAATCGGCGGATGAACTTTGGGATTACATAGAGTCCGAGCAGAATCTCCGAGGCAACCCCTTGCAACTTTGGGCGAAGGCAAGAGGCGCAGATGATTGGCGTGGTGACGATGCAGTGAATCAATTGAGAAGGAGAAGAGTTCCAGAGGATTCCATGTTTGCTGCTGCTTTGGATGACGTTAGATCTGGACTCACCAAGTATCCTTTAACTGGAATCGCTTCAAAGGGGATTTCATTCATAGGGCCCGGAGGACAGACTCTCCTTGAGAGATATCACGCTGCGGAGACTGGACACGTTGGTCGCGCATCCCCCAATGCGCTCAGGAATTATGTCACATCTAACAGGATAAAGGGGTGGACTACGACATCGGATCATGGGATGAGCCTCACGTCAAAGATGTATGGGGGGAGCGAGGATACCCCGACATGGGCATGTCCCGTTGGCAACATACTCAAGGATGTCGAGGGCAGCACTTGCGAGGGATGCTATGTCGATTCCATACATCATATGAGATACGATTCAGGTGAGCGTCATAGAACGAGAAATCTTCTAGGCTTGCAGAATCCCTTGAAGTATGCGGCGGCGCTTCACCATCAGATAGGTCTGCATGATGATGGCGAGGGCAAGCATCACATACGCATCAATGCGTCAGGAGATATCCAAAATGAGCATCATCTTGCCATGCTTATGGATATGGCAAGAGCGTATCCTCACAAGAAGTTCTGGATCCCAACAAGAGAGTGGAAGGCTGTTGATAGATACATGAAGGCATTCGCAGATCCATCTCAAGCCATACCTGACAATGTTTCCCTTCGCTTGTCCCAACTCATGCGTAAGACAGCACCTCATGAGCATTCTCTGATGACGAAACTCGGACAGCATCCAAACATAACATACTCCACAGTCAACGCATCGCACAAAGGGAGTCATCCAGATGAGGTATGGGCATGTCCAGCAGCAGGTCAAGAGTTAGATGAGGGAACCTGTGCCCACCATCATTGCGATGCGTGTTGGGATCCTAACATCAAATGGGTTGACTACTCAGGACATGGATCTGCTGTGATGCATAACGAGTTGTCCCCAGAGGAGAGGATGATGGCTGCCAACGCCAAGTTGAGAACCGACATCAGAAGAACTCAGAGGATACAGGAGAGAGGGACTCCCACTGGTCGTATGCCACTACCTATGATACCAGAGTCCATGGATGACCTTCCAAGCCTGTGAATAATGCCAACAGTGATAAGCCTCACACTACTGCCATAGTTCTGATGGGGAAGCACGTTTCGATAATTTTGCGTGATGATTTATGGCATTTGATGGAAAAGAGAAGAGGACGGGAGTCTAAATCATCCTACCTCAATTATGCCATAGAGCAATACTTCCGTCATCTTGACAAGGGTGAGTGATGTGACAAACCAACCAATGATACCGCCAATGCAACCGCCGAACTTCAACGCGCCCCCACCATGGGCTAACGAGAGCAACAGGGTCGATGTGAACCTGATCGCCATGCTACTTTGGCAGGCGCTCCTCACTGGTGTGGCTGTGGCCATATCCCACATGGACTGGTATCTACCAAACGCATCACCCGGAGAGATGGGGCTTCAATACGGACTCATAGCCTTCGGGTTCCTATGCGCCTCCATGGTTCTCTTCCAAGTCGGTGGCGTCAGGGACTCCCTTGCCATGAGGGCGGAGTTCTCTCAGGAGTCGAGGTACGACAAGTGGTTTAGGCAGCAGATGCAGATGCAGGCAAGAAGGGCGCAGAAGTCGCAGTATTACAAAGACATGCAGAATCAGATGGGCATCAACGGAGAGCAGGTCTTTGGCGTCCCGAACGTGCAGAACACTCAATACCCTGAGGAGAAGACGGAATAGACGGGTGATGCTCGATGTGGCCATTCACGACCCGTCAAGAAAGACAAGCGGAGGCCATGTCCCAGATACTCGCTGAGAATTCATATGAACGCAAGTTGGAGCGCATAGCAGGCTGGGTCAGGACGTTCGTCGCCCTCTTTCTCGGCATCTCGCTGACGTTCCTCACACTGTTTTTACTAGAGGAGATAGGAAACTTCACGCCAAGCGATATATGGGATTGGATAAACGCGAACGTGTGATGTCGGATGAGTAGCACCCTTCTTGCGGGACACATCGCTATTCTCGGATACAACACGATCAGGAGGGTCTATCGGACCTTTCGGCCATTCAAGATAGGCATCTATGGCCCAAGCATGACGGGAAAGACCACACTAGACCAGTATCTCACGGTCCCCGGCGACATAGAGACGATACCAGAGGCATTCAGGACGACGCATCCCGTTGACTCGTATGGCAGACCAATCCTTCCCAAGGCCCATCGAAAGGAGATAAAGTGGAAGAAGGAACGACATCCGATATCAAACTCCGACATAGCAGGCCAGTCTCAGTTCCGAAACCTGTGGATAGACGATATGTTTGGGCGAAAGGTCAACATCGTAATCTTCATGATAGATAGTAGGGCAGATGTGTCATCCCCCGACTTCTCTCCTCAATTCACACAGGAGGCTGTTGCCTCGATGCAGTATCTTGTTGACAACATCACTAGGAAGGACGTGAGCAAGGAGATATCGAGAAAGGCGAAGCGGATCGCCAAGTCCGATTACAGGCCACAGATCTTCTGTCTCCTCATCAACAAGATGGACAGGTGGTGGAATCCCATGTCACAGCATCTCTGGGACCATGATCTGCAAAGGGAGCATCCAGTCGTTCGGCCCTTCAGGGAGCAGTTGAGGGCACTAAGGAAGGCAGGGATAAGGGCAGAGGTCGATGCGATATCCGCTCAAACAGGCATGAGAGTCCCTCAAACCTTCATAGGTCTGCTTGAGTTGTTGTGAAATATAATAATGTTAATACAGTTGATAGGAGTGCGAGGACTGTGATGAACTATATTCCGACCATCCCTTTCATGGGTGGCGGTATCAGCCTTTCAGGGTTAAATGACGACCAGTTGCGTCAATTGGCCGCAGAAAGCGGGATATCGTTTCAGATGTTGAAGGCGCAGCAAAGAGCAGAAATGGCGAGTGCAGGGTCGCAGGGCCCGTTGGATGGCAAGGAGGAGTCTCTCGTTCCAACGGTTGAGATTAAACTCAAGTCGGATCCTAAGAATCCGAGAAAGGCTAGGAAGAAGAACATAAAGATGCTAAGGAGGGCATTGAGGCCCCCTAACTACAATCTCGGCCTGTTCAAGATATACAGATACAACGCGGCCTATGAGTGTGCTTGCTGCGGCGTGGATGTGAGAAGATTTCTAGAGGGTGACAACGCATATGCACAGATATATGACGATGACCTCAACCTCTCATTGGCAGACATATATTGGTTCGATGAGGACACGGGGAATGCCCAGAAACCACATGCGAGGACGCATGGCGACCATGGTGATCAGATGAACAGCACGTTGTGCCCAGCACACCTGCATATATTCCACACACTGAAGTCACTGGTTCAGGAACAGGAGTTAGAGAGTGATGGAATCTCTCGATCCGTTAGCAAGGGGACCAAGTTCCTCAGGGTTCCCAGCATGTTCGGAGGTGGGACCAAGAGCCCTATGAACAGGTCTTCCGTCGAGTCTCTAACCAAGTATGAGCCATTTTTCAAGATGGTGTATCAGGACAGCAAGCACAAGAAGGGGATAACTATCAATCAACATGCAAACCCAATAACAGGCGTAGCAGACATAGTGACGATGACCTTCGATCTCAGAGCCTTGCAATTGCATGACTTAGCGACACAACAGTCAACGATAGGCGTCCCTCCGGCGCAAATACCAAATCCTGCTGCAATGCAGCCTCCTCCACAAGGTGGACAGACGCAACCGCAGCAGGCATGATGAAGGTGAAATAAATGGGATGGTTTAGCAGAAACAACGATCAGCCAACGCAGACATTCGGATCTCCGAATCCAATGGGTGGATATGGCGCAGCACAACAAGGACAGCAGATGATGGGACAGGACCCTATGATGATGGCAATGCAGCAGCAGAATCCTATGATGGCTGGCATGGCAAACGATCCAGTCATGGCCACGGCCAAGTTGCTCAACCATACGGATCCAGTTGCTGCCTTTATCGCAGGGAACAATATGGGATTCCTCCTCGATCTGCTTGGCGAGATCATAACTTTGTCTATGAAGGACTTCTTTGCCAACGCTCAATTCAAGGACGACGATGGCAAAGTCTTCACCTTTGACTCATCATCCCTTCCAACGAACCTGACAACTATGTCTCCAGAGAACATCAGGCTGACATTACAAACCCTTCAATCAGCATGTCAGCAGACTGCTCAATACAACCAACAGCAGATACAGATGCTGTTGATGTCTCATAACCCCATGGCAATGGCACAGAACCAACCCGGATTCTTCGGGTCGCTTTTGGGTGGCATAGCAGGATCCGCATTGCAGAACAGCAAGTATGCAACGGGGGCGGTGTTGTGAGCAAGTCCACTAGGGACGAGTTCACAGGCTTGAACCCAATGCATACGACCATGCAGATGTTCAGCCCCAGCAAACTCCTTGTTGAGAGCGCCACCATGATATTCATCATGTCATTCGGCCTTCTCATCCTCACAATCATGGTTTGGAAGGGCGCTACGTTGAGCCCTGAGTTGACAGCCGCACTCATGATCGGACTCTTCGTGACGTTCCTAGTTGCGGTTCGACAATACGCTTCCTTTCGGTAGCGCCCCCATTGCCTATGGGGGCGGGAGAGCAACTCCCCTGAGAGTGCCAATAGTGCATAGCCCTGTTCTTCGACGCTTTGACCAAGATGGTGATGGCGATTTCGACCTAGATGACGTGAAGAAAATAGTCAAGAAGGTTGGTAAGAAGATAAAGGATGGGAAAGAGATGCCAAAATGCACAAGATGTGGAGGGATGATGAATAGTCGAAGGAACAAGTATGACACTGGCCTGTGTGTTGAGTGTTATAGGAATCCTGAGGATCATGAACGATGTGTGGCTGTGAGTAGCACCACAAAGCAGAGATGCAAGCGTCGTGCTAAGAGAGACGGCTATTGTGGGATACATCTGAAATCATCAAGGTAATTGGTGTCAATGATAGCAATACCAATTAACCATTGAACGTATGACGGTATAACATGAGCGGACGCCGTATCAGGTCTAACTGTCCCTTCTGCCAGCATCCTGAAAGGGATCATCTGGAGAAGCAGATAAGGACTGGTATAGCGAAAAACGACATTATGGACAGAGATCAAGGATGGCCAAGCGGCACATCACACAGACATATGAGGCGTCATTCTGGAGAGTATAACGATGCCAGCAATGTCGATTGTCCCGTATGCACACATCCAGAGAGGGCAGAGATAGAGTCAGCCATATACGAGGAGAGGGCGACCATCGATGAATTCGCATATGAGTTGGATGTCGAGCCGTCTATAATCAGGAATCATATACACAAGCACATTCAGCCCCTGATAAAGGCGGCAGCGGACATTGAGGTCCTGCCGACAGTCATTAAGACGACTCATGACTCCCTTCAGAAGATAGAGACGAACATGAACAGGTTGGACAATATATTCTCCATGCAGTTGGATAGACTGGAAGCGCAGTTCATAGACACGCCAGAGATAGTCACCCCTAAGGATATCGAACTTGCTGTGAAACTACACAGAGAGGTTAGAGAGACGTTATCAGAGTTGGCCAAGTGGATGGAGAAGTATGAGTCCATCGACAAGAGTTCATCCGTGTCTGTCATTACCGTCATACAGGCTCATTTCGCAGAGAAATCACCAGAGGAATGGAGAATACTTAGAAAGGCCCTCGCAGAGGCAGGGGTGTTAGATCAATGAGCAATCACCTATCCATTCACCAACTCATGTTGAAGGATGATGAGCGATACGCACCCATCTTGCATGAGAAGGAAATCATGACCTCCATGGATTTGTCTCTCTTCCTAGAGTCTCTTGATTTCGTCATAGAGGCATGGAGACAAAGTGTCGATGCGTTCAATCTCGACTTTGCAGATGATTATGCGGACGAGGCTATGATGGCAGTCATGCAATGCAAGATGGTGCTGTCCCTATCAGAGGTAGCAGGATACGAAGGCGACGAGGGCGCTACATACATCGAAATTCTGAAGACGCTCAAAGGCGTAAAAGATCCATTCAAGAAGATGGCCAACGCATATGGAAAGACACCGATGCTGTGCATATGGTATGACTCCCTCCCTGTCAAGTTGACCAAGGGATACTCCGAGGTCCATCGTCAATACATCAAGATCAAGGCGAACAGGGACATGTATGCCAAGCCGCATAACATGAATTACCACAGACAGGGGGAGATGTTCAAATGACCGAGGCAGGGAATAGGCTAGGGGATTGGAAAGGCCCCCGGACAGCCGAGTTCACAGGTGGATACAAGCCAAGGGAGATGAGCAACTATCCAGATCTCCAGACCAATCCAAATGATGACAACGATGGTTTGTCCCACCATGGCAGGACCACAAGGGAGGACCAAGACAGCAGGGACCAGTCCAACAAGGACAAGAGGCGCGAGAAGGCCCTAAAGGAACTCATACCCGGTCTTAGGCATATCAGCATAAGGACAGCAGTCCCAAATGATAATCTCGCCAACAATCCCATGCTTGAGCAGGAGAACAAGATGCTTGAGTCCGGCCTCGGAGTTGACATAGGCGCAAATGGCCTGTCCATATCAGCAGGTAGAAACGTGGGGTCCGTCAGAAGCGATACCCCATTCATAACATATGGACACCCCTCTCGCGGTATGATACGAGCCAGCAACGAGATTGTCACATCCGACTTGCTGAAGGCGAGAAGGAAATACAAGGGAAGGAAGTACGAGGAAGACGAGGAGAGCGATGAAGATGAACGGAAATCCAAGGCAAAACGACGACGACAGAAGAAGAGAAGAGGAAGAAAGAAGGGCTTCGCGGCGAAGGGCGGCAGACAACCGAAATCAGCCACGAAGAGGAGGGCGTCGGCAGTCGCCCGTCAACTTGACCGCGCTTCACCAAGACAATCATTCGCACCCAATATACGCTCCCTTCCCCTTAGGACAATAGGCAGCACGAACCCCGGAAAGATACCTCTGAGGATTAGGGATCCAGTCGCATATCAGAGGAAACTGGCTAACGAGAAGATGCGAAGGCTGCAAGGAGCCTTGCCGAGAGCCATCACCAGACACAGGTCATCTGCCGACACTGGTATCACTGAGAGCGGCACAAGGGGATTGACGATTGGAGACAGGCCATCGACTCAGAGGATGGGCACAAGTATGCCCACGCCGCCTCGCATGGGAACCAGCATGAGGGCTGGTGCTAGTCAGGATGCCTTGATGTCCATGCTGGCACAGGGGTCTGAATTCATGAAGTCGAGTGACTCCATATCCAAGAAGAAGGGTCTGACCCGACTGGAGTTGCTCTCCCTCAAGGCTAAGGTCGAGAGGATGCTCAAGAGGCTTGAGAAACTCACCAAGGCTACTCCTGAGTTGGATCACAATGCGAAGATAGGCAATCAAGCAAGCCCAGATAGGGCCTCTGCACCAACGGGTGGGACCGAAGTAAATGACGAAGAACAAGCCGCATTCCGGTTTGACGACACATCTCTTGCCCTCGGATTAGTCGGCAAGAGGTGAATTGGCATGGTGATGTGGGAAGACCCTCTGGACAAGTTCCGCATATCCAAGTCATACGCAGTTGTCGATATAGACGAGTTCATTCAAGCCATGCGCGGGGCGGAGAACCTGTCTGAGTCAGGCATAGAGATGATGTTGCAGGATCTCCACCATGATGTGGCTCAAACAGGAAGATACTCTCCATATGAGGAAGAGGCAGTTCATTTTGCCATATTCTCTGGTGCAGTTGGGAAAGACGTAGCCGAGACTATCATGAGAGGCCCCGGAACGTTTGGGTATAACCAAGCCTTCAACAAAGCATTTGAGGCAGGATTCCCTCTTGTCAACAGGGCCGCAGAAGAACAGAATGCCATGAATAGAGGACAACATAACCCAGCGCCACTTCCATTCACGCCTGCTGGTCAGTTGAATCCTGCATACGCTGGAGATGTGAGGTCAACTGTTGCCGAACAAACAGGAGGAAAGAATCGCAGAAATAGGAAATCAACGGACTTCAATCCGTTCGACAAAAACAATCGTCTGGTCAACCACATTGTCAGTAGCAGACATGCTGATCCGTATAACCCAGAGAGCAGGGGCGCTCCCGTCGAGGGCTTTTCAAGATGGTATGAGCCTGCTGCGAAGAAATTAGGATATCTCCCTACTGACTACAACAGCAAAACGGGAAAGGCAGTGGACAGATTTGAATTCTTAGTTCCTGCTCACTTCGTTCATAAAAACACAATCACGTTGAATGATAGACGGCAAAGGAATCATATCATCAATAGAGCAAAGCAATTCATCGACCAAGGACTCAGTGATAATCAAGTCAGAGCGGCACTTCTTGATGACCCCATGGCATTTCGTCACACCTCGATCATGCACCATAATCCAGATAGCATACATGACATGGTGAGAACCAAGGAACAGAGGATGACTGAGTTCCGAGATGGACTCATAGACGACGAACTCGATCCAAGGTCGGTATCGACACCCGGAGATCCAGTGCCGCATGAGAGCATATTGCATCCAAATATGCAGGATATCAGCAGATACTCTAATGCCAATAGCGTTAGGATGGCAGTCACGACAAACTCAAAGAGGATGCTCAAGGACCTGATGGATCATCATGGCATGAGTGAGGATGATGCAAAGGAACTCATGAGCGCCGTCGCAATGGGCAGTAAAGGTGGCCTTGGAGACGGTAATGCGAGAAAGAGACTTCTTCGTGGTTTATACAGGCATCATACCAAGGACGGCAATATACCTGAATTTTACACAGGCCAGCCAATGACGTTTGGAGAGAAGCCGATATCAGGAACACCAGAAGCGCCCAAGGAAGATACTCAGCCGATTCCTGAAATGCCGCCTCCTGTCCCTTCTGGACCGAGGACGCCTCCCGCTGCACCTCCTCTTGAGGGCAACCCGATCATTCCTGCTCCAGCCACAACTGGCGATTCGCTTCCGCCACCGATAACAGGCCAACCCGGTATAACTGAAGGAAATCAAGATATACCATCGACGCCCAGACCTGACTTGTCGGGTATAACCCGCGAAGGTTTGGCGAGAGTTTTGGCAAGAGTAGCATCGACTCCCGCATCCACTCAAATGAGGGAGGGTGCAAGGGATATCGGAGCAGGTGCGAGGACGTTCACAGAGGGTATCAGGGGCTTGGGCAGGACGATGCTTGGCAAGTCCGAGGTCGAGATGTATCTTGAGACGGTTCAATACGAACTCGCCAAGACCGTCATAGAGGATTACACTGACATCGGGAAGATGGACATAGGCGATCCCGTCCACATCGCATTGGTAGGTAGCCACATACAGAGATCGACAAGCGATGTCATATCGATATACCATACCAAGGGAGACTGGAGAAACATAGCCAAGTCATTCGGATTGAATCATGAGCAGGTACAGATGGTGAAGGTGGCCTTCCATGAGTGAGATATACCTGACTCCATTCAGCCCATCCTTGGGATCGGCGTTGGCGAAGGCGCTCACACAGGCACAGTATAGAGAGATTGACAGGGGCATGAAACCATCTATGACTCAACAAGAGGCAGTGGACCGCGCATCAGACACGAATCCTCTAAGATCCCGTTCAACAGGGAATCAGGCTGTTCCGACCAACATGTATGAGAGGATAGACGCCATGAATCCACGGAGCAACATGCCAACCGGGCAGAGGGAGTTTGAACTTGGCAACAGCGTGAGAGGCAGTCTCAGCCCACAGAACAGATTGATACAGGAGCGAAACAGATCTCCTATATCCAGCATATCGAGAGATGTCGGTTCAGCCGCAAGGAGGGGCATGGATAGAGCGGCTTCATCCTTAGCCCCAATGGCGGATGCTGCTAGACAGAGATTCTCAGATGCAGGGCAGTCCATGAGACAAGGGGCACAGGCCGCTGGTCAGGCCATGAGTAGGGCTGGAGCAGCCATGGGGGCAACTGCATCGAACGTAGCATCACAGATACCCGGCATGGCAGATGCTGCTCGACAGAAATTCAACCAAACTGGTCAGGCCATCGGCCAAGGTGCAAGACAATTGGGTCAGACCATTGGCCAAGGTGCGACTCAAGCGAGAGATGCCATGAATCGAGGTGCTACGAATGTGGCATCCAAGATACCCGGAATGGCGAGAGCAGCAGGAAGGATGGTCGGAACAGCAGGAAGGAAGTTCGGTGAAGCCGCACAAACGGCAAGAGAAAGAATGACATCCCCTGAGGCGAAGGAGTTCGCCGCCACGACCAGAGAGGGTGTTGGCCAAGTGGCGAGAGGTGTTGGCAATGTTGCAATGGGAGCAGGCAGAACTGCTGGAAAGGTGGCTGGAGCAGCCGCTGGCGCGGGTATGGAGTATGGCGCTAAAGGTGCTAGGGCACTTGGCAGGGGTGCTATGAACGTCGCATCGAGGCTACCCGGAATGGCGGCGGCGGCAGGACAGCGCCTCATGGGCCTCAACAATCCGATGCAGAACGTCTCTGTTAATCCCTCATTCCCTACTGGTGGAGGTGGAGGGGGCCCCGCTCCGTCACAAGGAGGCAACCCACCGGAAGGAGGCAACCCACAACAAGGCCAAGGTCAGCAAGGTCAAAACCCAATGCAACAGATATACGCAGACTTGTATCAACAGAACCTAGATAGGTCCCAGACGAGAGGCGGCATAGGAACAGGAGTCATGTCCAACTTGCTGACTGGCGGACTCTCAGGTCTTGCCCGTGGTGCGTATAATTTGAGACAGCGGAACATAGGCAGGCAGAACCTGCAAAACCTCAATCAATATGGCTTGGGCGCAACCCCGTTCTTGAGATCAGAGTATGAGACTATGAGTGACAGATCCATTATCCGAAGCAGAATGACGACGGAGGCGATTCGCAATGCCTACGTCTTCTGATGCGTTTGACCTAGCATGGTCAGTCGCAAAGTCCGAAGGGAACGACTTCGACATCGAGGAACACTTTCTGCACAGAAAGGGGATACTGGACTTCATAGAGAACCGTGGAAGAAGCATGAAGGAGCGATATCTTCGGGAACTCGGAATACTGCCCCCTCTTGAACAACCCTTAACAGAGCAACCCGTTGTGGCAGTGCCAGATGTCCGAGGAGAAGCCGGAGGAGAAGCAGGAACTCAAACCCCCATGGGTGGGCGTCAAATGGACGAAGGTCCCAAAGATACACGGCAAGAGCCTGAGCCGAAAGTTAGAGAGGCAAAAGAAGAAACTCCTGAAATTCAACCAGAGGATAAAGTGGAACCTGCCGCACCGAAAGAAGAAGTAGGTATGCCACAGCCTCCAGAGGGCAAGCCTCCGAAGATCGAGGACATCGCCGTGGAGGCCAAGGATGTCACATCAAAGCCTCCAAGAGGAGATGATCTTACTTTGAGAGACAAGATAAGAGCCATCTTAGAAGCAGGTAATTATCAAAAAAGGGGCTTCAATGAAGGGATGATGCAAAGGGCGCTGTCAGGATTCGGTGGCAAAGATTCTGAATTGGCAAGTTCTTTTGGTTTGCCTAGAATTGGACAAACGGACCGAATACCTGACGATATACTCAGAGAATATCTCAATATAAGCATGGATGAATTCAACCCCGAATATGATCATATCCTCCCTAAAAATCAAGAATATTATGAAAAAACATTTGAAAGATTGGGTTTGGACCCGAAAAGAGTATCTGACTTTTTGCAAGAACCGAAAGAAGAAGCCACAAAGAAAGTTGCGCCCAAAAAAGAAACCAAGCAAAGAAAACAAAAAGGCACTTCAAAGAAAGTTGTGAGTGATGTCCCTCCTTCGACTAAAAAGCCCAAGACCAAGAAGAGTGGGAAGAAACCTACGACTCCTCCTGCAAAGAAGAAGGACGATTTCAAAATTCCGAAATTCATAAATCAGGACACGAACAGAGACGTATTAGAAAGAATAGCCGATATGGCAGAGGATGGCAATGAAGAAGCATACAAAACCCTGTTGAACAATTCTGGCGACCTAGAGGATCATTTTCCTGATATCCATGAGAGATACGAGGAACTCCGATCAGTGCGAAAGTCCTTCATTCTCAAGGACCCATTTGCGAATCCATTTCACAACCCGAACTTCCTCGATACCATTGACATAAGGAGGGAGATGGCCCAGCCCATGTCCCCGATCATCAAGAGTCAGCCGATAAAAGAGCAGGTCAAGCCGGATATCGGTTTCGATACTGTCGAAGGAGATGATCTTTCTCTCCTTCCAGCCTCGATATTCATGGGTCAAGACAACTCAGTCGGTATGGATGACATGAGTTTGCTGCCGACGGGGTGGCGAAATGAGTGAGGCTGTCGCTGAACTTACGAGCAAAGTCGATTTCGACATGGGGAGGCGCGACTTCAAGTTCTTCTTTGAGGACATATGCGGATTCCAACTGGCGCACTTCCATGACGAGTGGTATGATACTGCCCAGAACAACAAGAAGATATGCGTCATAGCCAGTCGTGACCATGGCAAGTCCGTGTTCTTCAGGTGCTACCTTCTATGGAGAATGGCATACAACCCCGGCACAGAGGTCCTCTTCTTCAGTCATAGCCAGCATCAATCGATAGATCACATGGCAAAGATGGACGAACTCATCATGACGACTCCTGCATTAGCGCATCTCAAACCCAAGAGGGGATGGGCAAAGCAGTTGTTCAAGATGACAAACAAGTCATCCATACGAGCCATGTCCGTCGGCAAGGCCGTTCGTGGCGCTCACCCTGATATCGTTGTCCTTGATGACATACTGTCAAGCGAGGCTCAGACGCAGTTGAAGCACATATCGACATGGTTTTACACAGCCCTTCTCCCTGTTCTTCACCACACTGCTCAACTATGCATTGTAGGAACACCTTTCTCGTACACGGATCTGTATTCGGAGTTGAAGAAGTTAGATGGATATGCTGTTAAGGAGTATCCTGCTATCAACGAGGCGACTGGTGAACCGTTGTGGCCTGAGCGATGGAACATCGACGCTCTCAACCAGAGGAGGAGCGAGATGACCTCGATAGCATTCACCCGTGAGTATCTATGCAAGCCGATTGCCAGCGAGGCGAGCCTGTTCCCAGAGGAGATGCTAGAAGGGGCGAAGGACGACTCACTGTCCCTATCATATTACCCAGAGCCAGATGGCGAATACAACTACTACATCGGATGGGATCCAGCCATCAGTGCCAATAGAAGTGCTGATTACACATGCATGATGGTCATCGCTATGGATGAGAAAAGGAAGAAGCATGTCGTCCATGTGCATCATGAAAAGGGCATGGACTTCAATTCACAGATAGACAAAATCATCGAATTGAACGCCAGATTTAGCCCCGTGATCATAGAACTTGAGACGAACAACTTCGCCATGGCATTCAACCAAGTCCTAAACGAGATAAGCGACTTGCCAATCAAGCCATTTAACATGAACAGAATGAAGAAAGAGGCTCTGATCCACACACTGCAACTTCACTTTGAGCAGAGGCATCTTCGCATTCCATACAAGGACGAGGGATCGACAAAGAGACACATGAATACCCTTCTCAACGAGTTGTCCATGTTCACCATGTTGGACAACGGTAGGATGGAAAGCCTCGGCGGTCATGACGATATGGTCATGGCACTATCACTCGCCGTTCAGGCGACCAAGGAATACAGGGAGAATATAGTCATCCTCGATGGCAGTTTGTGGCAAAAAAGGCTGGGAATAGAAGATGCGTGACGTTGAGTATATACACCCGTTGACAGGAGTATCATCATTGACAGATGTGCTTAAGATGGCGGGGACTCAATCTGGAGAGGATTTGAATAAATTCATTGGCCCTTCTAAAACAGGACTCGCAGGAAAGACGGTGATGGAAGGTGTTGGTAAATTAGTAGGGGGCTTTATCTCTGGCGATCCGAAAGCGTTTGAAGAATTTGAACAGAGCATCACTGAACCAGATGCTGCGGAAAAGATAGAAGAACAACAAATCGGAGGAGATTCGCAACTCAAGGAGAAGAACAGACAGAAAACGATGAAGACCCCTGATGGTCGTGAAGATGCTTCGATAGAAGGCATGGACAACCCTCAATCAGATACACCTACACAGCCCGGAACTGAGTTGCCTAACAATCCAGTGCCTATTACCCGATCATGGTTCGTTGATAATTATGGTATGACGGGGAGAGAGGTTGCTGACCTTTTGATCAAGGCGAATGACCTCCAGACCTTGGATTCCATACAAGAACTTCTGAAGATGGAGAAGATGGCCATACTTGATCACTTCACTGGTGTGTCCTCACATTTAGTAAATGAACTTCCAATGACGGACTTGGACTACGATGCGCTCAACAAGCACACAGATAGGCTTGAGTTGCCATTCAGGAGATTTGTGAAGTCATGGACATCATCCGACGAAGAGGGCAAAAAGAATGCCGAGATGCTATGGAGATCAACCGTTGACAAGTCAGAACGACTGTCACAGAGGGAGCAGAACATCCTCGCTAAGTGCAAGGACATACTCATCGAGAGGGGCGCATTGAATGCCCAGACGTTGAAGTCATATGGTGTGTCAGCCAGTGCAGCGGAGATATCGTCTCTGATCAAGTCACATGGTTTCCTATATGACATACTAGCAGTGGGACAATTCAGCAAGTCAGTTGGCAGGGGACTGTTCTATGATGTCAAGAGATACAACATCATGCTCAAGGATGCAGATAGGTTCCTTGCAGGTCTTATCGAGACAGGGGGAGAGATTAAATTAGATTCTCGACTGAATCCTCGTATTGAAATGAAGTTCCATGCACCAAATGCGCCATGGTATGCAGATGCTCTCAAGTCCGAGTTGGGCGTCGAGAACGTATTCGCTGAAGGCGTTGGCATAGTGATAGAAGGTGAATTCGCAGTCAAGAAGGCGCTTGACCTATCTCTTCCATACATGAATAATCATAATGATGCCTCATTGCTATCCAAGGCTCTCGATGGCAATAGAGATGCCCTGATCGTGTTCGCTCATGAGCGTTCAAATGATCCAAAGCACAAGGCGAGTCTGTTGAAGTCCAACGACATATCACATGAGCGTTATGCCGAGATGAAGGAGGAGGTGATGGCTCTTGGCCGATGACAAGAGGATGAATAGACTATTCGCCGCTGTCGGCATGGATATGGAGAGGCATAGCACACCCTTGCCAGCGATGCCCCTCTTCACATCTGGGATACAGGAGCCTCCTCTCCTACAAGGCATAACGATACCTGCCCTCTATGCTGCTGCATACGAGTGCATGGTATTGAGGTCCATCCTCCAGCACCTATCTGTCGAGACATTCAGGAAGGGATGGGACTGGAAGCCCAAATTCGTCGTGAGGTGCAAGGAGTGTGGACAGAAGCACAACCAAGAGGTTGAGGTATGCACAGCATGTGGTGGTGAAACAAGGAAGGCGGACAAGGGACAGATAGAGTATGCCGAGACAGTTATCGGTGGATTCAACAGGATGACTCAATCATTCATCGATGTCCTCCGTGAGATCGAGATGGATCTCAACATAGTGGATGATGCATACATCATACTGACCAAGGAGTATTTCGTTGACCCCTCGACAAAGCAGCCCATGTTCTTCAGGATAAAGGAAGTATCAAGGGCAGACCCCATATTCATGAGGATACTCGCTGACAAAAGAGGAGTTAGAGGAGGATCTCAATACACAAGCCTCGTTGACAGGTCATTCAGAACATCTGACCCAGATGCCAAGTGTCCCAAGAGCGGGATGCCAGTAGTTCCCATTCATTACATGAACCTAGCAGGCGTCGGCAATGGCCAAGTATATACTGAGGGAGAGGTCATACACCTGTCCAAGTGGTCGCCATCCAAGTTGTATGGAAGGAGTCCAGTCGCAACCATGTGGAGACAGGTCAACACATTGATCGCCATGGATAACTATGTCTATACTGCATACCAGAAGAGGAGGATGCCTCGCGGCGTCATGGTCATCAAGTCGTCCAACATGGAGACTGTCGAGCGCACAGCGAGGAACATACAGGAACATCTTGAGAGGGATCCGAGTTATATCCCTACCATAGGTGTGGAGACAGAGACTGGTCGTGGCGGACTAGAGTATGTCAGAATGATGGACACGTTGGAGGAGTTGCAATACATACCCATCAAGGATGACATACGCCAGAGAATATCAGCGTTCTATGGTGTGTCAAACGTATTCATGAACGACGTGTCTGGTGGCGGACTCAGCAATGAGGGTATGCAGATAGTGGTCAGCAACAGATCTGTATCCTATTCTCAATCCATATACAACAGGCTACTATTCCCCAAACTATTGGAGGCCTTTGGCATCGATGAGTGGGACATATCATTGACGCCGCATGAGGAAGAGGATGAGATCATGCAGTTGAGAAGAGATGAGATGGCCATAAGGAACATGATGAGCATGAAGCAGGCTGGATACGAGGCGCATTTGAGAGATGGCGTCGATGAGAAGTATCTCGTCTTTGAGTATCGTGAGCCATCTCAAGAAGAGATAGCCGCTGCACAAGAGGCACAGGCAGCAGCCCAGCAAGGAGGAGGTGGGGGCGAGCCCGTCCAGAAGTCTAACCTCAATGCAGCATTGGTCACTACCGCGAACAACGACCTTCCTCCGATCTCCCCCTTGACAGGATCCCAGAGGAACAGCGGGGGCAAGATGCCCAAGAACACCAAGAGGAACGAGGGTGGACACGCCAAGAACTCGACTGAGCAGAAGGACGAGAGGACCCCTCAAGAGAAGATGGTAGATGCCAAGTTGAGAAGGGCAGGAGAAGTGGGTGAAAGGGGCTCCCCAAAAAAGGAAGGCTGATTAAGGATAGTCCGACAAGAGAGTGATGAGCGACATGACTGAAGGTTTCGATATTCTAAGCAAAATGGACCCAATGGCTAGGAGGGCACTCGCTTCCATGGAAGCAATGACCAAGGCCATTGAACTGAACAACAGGGACGACATAGAGAAGCACCTTTCCTCTGCTCGCAACGCCCTTGATATATTGACAAGGGATCTCAATCTCCACGACTCGCTCGTAAAGAACCTCCCGCAGAGTGATTTTTCGCAGGTTGGAATCATAAGGAAGTTCGACAACTCCGAATCGAGCATCAATCAGGCTGATGGGGCAGTTGCTCTAGGCGTTGTGCGAGCGGGTCGATCAGATAGGATCTATCGCCCACACAATGTAGTCTGAGGGATGAACATGCAGAGAAGCGATAGAGGATCAGTTTCAGAAAGGCTCCGATCTTTGCAAATCAGGGACTCCTTAATCAGAAAGCAGGAAGAAATGCCTGCTGATGCAGATCCAGCCATGGCGTCAGTTCAAACGCAAGCACCCATGAACATGCCATCCGCTGGCCCTGCCAAGTCCCCCATCGGGATGAAGATGGATGAAATCGATTCATCGATGTCAACTCTAGCCGAGTTGATCGTCGGCGTCAATCAAGACCTATCCACAGCCTCTGCTCACAATGTCGATATGAGAGTATTGGGCTCCATGCAATCCGATCTTTTGAGACTCCAGCAATTCGTTGGACAAGGACAATCCATTCTAAGGGCACTGAAGGAGAAGCATGGCTCACTGGCACAGCATGATGTGGCAGGTATGAACGGTGGCGGCATGATGGGAATGGGAGGAATGTAAATGGGTGAAGAAAGTGACGTTAATGATATTGTGAAGGATCTGATAGGCGAAGTGAGAAAGATGAATCAAAGGCTCCTTGCCTTGGAGAGCGAGAACAACTCCTTGAGAAAGGCAGTTCAAGACCCCTCCATGTTGATGAGGAAGCATGGTTGGATGTCATTCACGACTCCACATGCGGATGAGACGTATGACCCCCTCAACAGGACCGTTGAGGACATGGAATCGACCACAGGGCCATTCAGCGGGTCCGGTGGCATGATATCCAAATCGAGAGATGACGAGATCAAGGAATGGCAAGAAGCCGAGAGAATGCTGAACAACAGGTGAGTATATGCGTAAGTTTGACCCGATGAACGAGACACCCCTTGGACTATTGTTGAAAGAAGTAAGGATCCTGAAAGAGAAGGTTGACAGTGATCTCGCTGACAACTATCCTCCCTATGACAAGGTGACTCGCGGAGACATCATCGCCGCTGTCAAGGGCAAGGGCAAAAGCAAGAAAGACAAAAGCAAAGTAAAGTCCAAGCCGGAGAAGGACGAGCCGGGATCCTACGTGTCTGATAGAGGTATGAAAGGAAAGGGCTCCGACGACAAGATGGGTTGCAAGATGGGAGACTGCAAGATGGATGATTGCCCAACTTGCGGTGGTAAGAGGGTCAAGAAAGCATATGGTGATGCAGGACCTGATGTTCATAACAGTGCTACTAGATTCATGGATGTCACTGGCGGCGAGCAGGTTCAATCCGTTGGCGGATACCAAGGAAACCAGACCATACCCAACACCAACGACGGCCCCAAGAGGTCATTCATCAGCGAGGTGGCGAAGATGCCAGCATACGCACAGACTGGATATGACGTGAACTCAAACTCACTTCACATGCACCTAACAGACGTTGGTGCAAGGAAAGGCGGACCAAACACCGCTGCTATTGAAGATGCGCTAGGATCACTCAGAAAGTCCGCGACTCATGGACAGATGGGTCTAATCGATGAGATAGGGAATCTCATTGAGAAGGTCTATTCCCGCCTATGAGGGGTGGGTGGATGCCAAGCGAGCAAGTCAGGCTCCGAACAGATGTAGTGCTGTCAAGCGTCATGGGCATACATCCTCCATTCAGCGAGTATGTCAGGTCCCTCGATGGCAATGAGATAACGAAGCAAGACGTGGCTGTGTTGGCGACGGCTGCTCCAGAGGAGCCATCACCGTATTCGATGAAGCCTCTCAACTCCATGCTCGATCCCTCGGAGATGGTGCTGCCAGTCAACATGCAGCAGTATCTCCAAGGCCACACAAGGATATCCACCTCATATCTATCCGATTGGCCCGTCGCATCTCCTGAGAACAGGTTTGGTGAGCATCATCCATTTGGCATGAAGTCCAACTCATGCCCCTTGCTACATGGGGCAGCGCATGGTGAGCCGCATTACATCGATCACGTCATGTCGTTCATTGGGAAACTAGATGGCCACAGTGATAGGGAGAGGTCATTGAAACTGACCTTGGATGAGAAGAGGCTCTTTGGAGATCCAGTTGACTCGATGAGTGATCACTTCCAAATCGATAGGAATAGGCCGGAGGCATTCAAGTCGGACGACGAGTATATGGAGTCCAAGAGAAAGGACCTATCAGATTCGTATGGCCTGCTTCCATATCTGTTTGGGATGGAGTTCCAGACTGCCAACCAAAGAGATGCCGCATTAGAAATCCTATCAGATCTAGCATCATCTCCAGATCAAGACTCTGTGGAGGCAAAGTATGCCATCGGCAAGTTTCAGGAGAAAGCAGGCATAAAGTGGGATAGACTCCTTAGAAATTGGAGGGATAGGTTCACTCCCCTTGCTGCATGGTGGATAAGACCAAGCGATAGGAGTGGTCCTACGTCTCCTGCACCGTCAGATTCCGTTTATGATACACTTACGTCACCCTTGAGCGGCGATGAAGATGGACATAATTACCACTGGTGGGAGCCATTCCAGTATTGGGGTGGCGTGGGGAGGAGTATCCAGAGCCTGTCTCAGATAATGAGTCAGTCCTATCCTGACATATTTGGACAAGGGTGGCTGAGAGACTTCCTCGTCAATGGCATACCTCTTGAGGGCCAGCACATGATAAGCGGGTCACATTTCCCTGCTAAGGCCAACATGCATCCTGATATGTCGCATGTCTTGACATCCGCATCACAGATGGATATGCATGAGTTTGAGCGCAAGAGATCCAACTGGAGCCATGCATCGAACCATCATCATCTTCACCCATCCGAGATAAACGGACAAGGCAGCAGAACTGTTCTCCCATCGGATCAGATGAGGATGAGCAGGTTTGGACGCTCGCTCATGCAGGTATCTGAGATGGGAACGCCCATGATCGGTTTGTTCAGAACTGAGCATCCGAACTCAAATGCCGATTTCCATGAGTTGCACAATCAGCACTTCACTAATTCAGATGATGTCATGGTCAGGGCCGTCACAAAGATGGCCGCTGATGTGTATCGGCAATTCGGACCAGATGTGCTGGCTCCCGCAGACGTGCAGAACATAGATGCGAACACCGTGGCCAGAGGAAACATACAGCAGTTGGTGGCAGCAGCCAACTACCAACTGATGAGGGGCAAAGGCGAATTTGTGAACATGGACGCCGAGACGCCGATGATAGAACTCGGCATGGCAAACATGGTCCCCGGAAAGATGGGTCCTGTATCAACAAGCAGTGAGGCCGTTGTTCCTCCGATATTCAATACTGGCAACACAGATGCATGGGGGCATGAGATGCCTGCTACATTGACGTGGAAGTGGAACGAAGAAGAGGACAAGATGGAGTTCGGGGTCACTGAGCAGCCATTCACGCTGTTGCAGAGGACCGCACATGAAGGCCTAGTTTCCGCTGCTGACATATCATATGTCAATAGAACCATATCGAGCAAGAAGTCTGAGATAGGCGCTCTCGCTCCAAATGAGTATGGATACCCAACCATGACCATGGATCTCCACAAGGCCGATGACTACGAGCCGACTGGCGTCTTCACGAAGACGATAGAGCCTGCTCATACTGTCAAGGACATCAATGACATGGAGCATCTAAAGGGATTCAGCGGCGATTGGGTTGTTCAGAAGAAACCCAAGGGCAAGCACCTCTTGGTGGAGAGGAAAGGTAGGAAGATGAAACCGACAAACCTTCCAGAGGATGTCAAGAAGTCCCTTGGAGAGATCAAAGGAGACTTCGTTTTCGATGGATACCTATCTGGCAATGTTCTCCATGTTGTTGACCTTCTTCTGCACAAGGGGACGGATATGCATATGGAGCCCCTTGAGGATAGGGTGAATGCCCTCAGGACCATGTATAACACGACGGAGAACGTGCATTTCCCATCTCCATCCAACTGCAACAACTCGGATGAGGATGGTTTGATCAAGACCATAGCCAGCATGAAGGGCGATGATCTCCTTGTCCGAGATGCCAAATCCACATTCATGAAAGGTAAGGACATTCATCCAAAGTGGGTTCTCCTTGCACAGGATGAAGTCACCAAGTCATCCATCCCATATCCATTACCGGAGATAGACCTCCGTGAGGACGCTCTCATGTTGCACTATCCTGCCATATATGATCCAGTCATCGTCAAGATGAACTCTGACGACAAAGGCATATACATCGAGTCGTATGATGGTATGCCTCATCTAGTCAAGAATGCAAAGGAGCAGGTATCTCTCTGGGGTCCTGTCGTTGCATCCATCATCAAAGAAGGAGGAGGAGGTGGAGCAGGTGGCGGTGGTGCTGGAGCCGCAGCACCATCCGGCGGCGGAACCCTCACGTCATCAACTCCCGGCACATACAACGCAACTCACTCGATCAGACCCATGAGGCGAAGAAAGAAGAAGAAGATAATCAAGGCCCCTGAGGTCAATGACGAGGATACGGATGACATATCCCACATAATGTCCAGCATCAGAAGGTTCATCGATAACGAGAACAGATCATTGACTCCCAAGGAGATAATGGCCGAGTTCCCCAAGGTGACTGAGGATATGCTGGACAAGTTCGCAAACGAGTATGGCATCGAGAGGGCAGAGGATGGCAAGTGGACGCTCAATGAGGCCATAGACGACGACATCATCGAGAACTTCGCATTCCCAAGGATGAACAGGGCATCTGCGGATGGAGGCGCATGGTCTGGTATGCAGGCGGACATAACAGCGCCCACTGGACCTACTCAAGTCACAGATGAGGAGAACACCACGTTCGGCAACCCAAGGCAAGGTGAATTCGATGAGAGGGAACCACTTGAGTTCAAGCCCATGCAGATGAGGGTCATGACCGATGATGGGCCCGTCGTCATCCGTTTCCAAGGCGAAACAGCGATTGTTGAGATACCACCGGAAAAAAAACCTGACATTGAGTCGGAAATCAACGTACAGGAAGCCAATCGAGTCGATGAAGTAATATGACAGCAATGACAACGCTGTCATGATTCCCTTGATATACCATTGAGGTAAGATGTGAGGCTCGATGACCGCTATGGCTGCACCTATGCCAACACTATCTTGGTCAGCCGTAGGTGCAGATTTCCTTCTCAAGTCCGTCGTGGGCGACGATCTCTTCGTCGCAGGCTACGCAAGCGTTGACATGGTGGACAAGCAGGGAGACAGAATCCCAACCGCTGCCCTGAAGAAGGCATTCGGGCAGTTCATGTCCAACAAGGCATTCAGGAACGTCCAATTAGCACACAGCGGTATTCAAGTCGGAGAGGTCGTTGACAGTCACACAGACACAGATGGTCGAATGTGGAAGTCAGAGGTTGACGACCATGGACTCTTCGTCGTTTGCAGGATACGCAGCGACATACAGAAGGCCCGTGAGGTCCAGAAGCAAATCAGGGACGGCGACCTCCGTTCCTTTTCCATTGGCGGACAAGCATTGTTCCGCGTATCAAAGACGACCCCAGAGCATGGGTCGCATCGTGAGATTACCGACCTTGAGTTGCATGAGATTACACTGTGCAAGAAGGGCATCAACCCTGAGGCGCGGTATTCGATCTTAAAGATGGATAACACAAATAATGAAACGGTGGAAAAAATGACTGAAACAGCAGAAGCATTGACAGAGATAAGAGACAGCCTCGCACATGTCCTGAAGGCACTCGACAAGGGTGAAGAGAAAGACATGAAAGAGGAGAAAGAGATGAAAGAGATGAAAGGCATGAAAGAGGACAAGATGTATGCCGAGGACAAAATGGACAAGTCCGAAGAGAACGTCGATGGCGCTCTTGCATACATTGACACTCTTGAGAAGTTCGTCCATGACGCAGGTGTGGACCTAGACTCCATCCGCGAGCGGTTCGGACTAGAGAAGGCCTACATGGTCGGCGTTGACGGCGATGGTGGATACTCCCACCGTGGTCAGGGTGACGAGATCGGTAGCGGCGAGGACGCAGCAGAGGCTGCAAAGCCAGCACTACCAGCACCCGGCGGCAACCAGTACGTCATCAAGACTGGCGGCGTTCCAAACATGAACTACAACGCCCCATCTGGAAACTCCAACGTCATCAAGGGCGGGGACGTGACCCCAGAGAGCCTTGAGAGAGGATACAGAGCATACGCAGCAATGAGGGACGAAGAGGCCCTCAAGGCAGTCGTGAAATCAGATTGGGAAGCAAGGTATGAAGCAGAGACTGCTCGCGCTGAAGAAGTGCGAAAGTCCCGCGACTACTCCGGTCAGATCGACGCCCTGAAGGCTGAGATCGCTAACCTACGCTCCGAGAGCGCAGACATCCAGAAGTCTGCCTCCGCAGTACCAGAAACAGACATCAGAGTCCCCACCAACGAGGAATTCGCCCAAATGGGTGACGGAATCGACGGATGGAGAGCCACTGAAGAACTCGCAAGGAGGGCTCTCAGAGGGGAATAAATCCCCTTCTATGGAGATAACTAGAGGTGAATAAGATGAGTGGATCAAGAGGATACATACGAACAATAGAAGACATGGAGAGGCTTTACTACGGAGCCGGAGCAGGATCGAACGCATGGGCATACAGTGGCACTGACCTTCTAAAGGCAGATTCCCCACTGGTATCGTCCACAACTGGAACTTACCAAGCCATATTTGGTCGAAAGGTGTGGTCGCAACTCAACCAAGAGTTCAACGCCTTCTCAATTCTTCCAAAGAAACCATGGGAGAAGTCGGGATGGAGAGTCGTCACAGACAAGCCCTCCTTCACGAAAGGCGGCGGTCTGCCAGAGAACGGGACTCTCCCAGAAACCAGCAAACCGACCTTCGCAGAGGTCAGCACCAAACCCAAGACAGTTGCTCACACCTTCGATCTGAGCGAGACTGCAATGTTCCTAGCCGACAAAGATGACGGTCTAGGAGATGCAAGGGCTGTCATGAAGATGGAGATGTCGAAGCACCACGCAGAACACATCAACAGGATGCTACTAGCAGACCTAGACACCCCAGCAGGAAACGACTTTGAGTCGATTGACAGGGCAACTTCCTCCGCATTCGTGGAGACTGCTTCCTTCAGCGACGTGAGCGCAATATCTGACCACAATCAGTATAACATCACCAGAAGCACAGGCAGCACTCGCCAGTGGTATGATGCAAACGTCGATGCTGGATCAACCAGCACTGAGAGGCCCCTAACGCTGAACATCCTTGACGGTATGTTCCGAAGCATCTGGGAGCGCGGTGGACAGCCAAAGGTTATCCTAACTGGCTACGATACGCTTGAGAAGATCCAACAACTTCTCCAGCCACAGCAGAGATTTACCGAGATGAAGAGAGTAGTTCCCGGCGTCAACGGCGTCAAGGGTGTCCCCGGTATGGAAGCAGGGTTCGTTGTAGCAACCTACAACGGCGTCCCTCTAATCCCATCCAAGGACGTTCACGCTGAGTCTGGTGGCCTATCGAGGCTTTACTTCATCGACTCTGACTACACATACTTCTGCACCGCGAAACCAACGCTATACCACGAATCCGGTATCGAGACTGGCGATCCATTCGGCATCAACAGGCTAGGACAGATGGGCATGTTCCACACAATGGGTGAACTATGGCAACTCTTCTATGGGGCCCATGGAAAGATAAGGGACTTGAGTGCCTGATTGGAGACTATGGTGGAGAAAACAAGAGGTGAAAAAAGATGGCAAACACAAACTTAACAGGAAACGGAACAGTAGTATTCAACAGCCGCCTTTACGGCGGTGTTGGAAAAGACGACACAGAATGGATACAGAGCCCAATTGGAAGCAACGCAGCGACTGGCACGATCAGTCTGGCTATCGTTGATGTGGTTGTGACTGACGGCGATGCAGCCTTTGCATACGACCTAGCACTTGCAACCAACGCAGTGTCAGGATCTGCTCTCATAGGCATCCTCGGCGCTCACAACATCACGACTGCTGGCGGAAACGCCTTCACGGTTGCAGGAAACGTATCGACCAACACGTTGCTCAAACTAACGCCAGCATCCGCTGGTCAAGACGGCGACACGGTTCGACTTACGTTCCTATACAGATGAGGTGAGCCCTAGATGGCTCTGACTCTACGATACGTCGGTGCGCGTCCATACACTGAGTTCCTTGTTTATGGAGTCCCATACGGGTTCTCAAGAGGTATGGAGCGAACCGATATCCCAGACGCATGGATCGAAGAACACATACGCCCCTCGATAGAGGCGGGTGTGACGATGTGGGAGATCGTTGATGCGGGTGCAAAGGAAAAGACCGAGAAGATGAAGCAAGCAGTGGAAGAAGCGGCTCCGGCCCCCTCTCCAGCCCCTGAGGTTGTTGAGGAGCCAGAGCCCGTTGCCGAGCCTGCTGCTGAACCAGAAACTTCAGACGATGGCGGATTTGATCAATCAATGACTCGCGCTCAGATGATGACATGGTGTTCCGAGAGAGGACTACCTGTCAGCAACACTGACACGAAGGCATCACTGACTGAGAAAGCCACGGCGTATCTCAGCGGTGCTTGATCATGGCAGACAACTACACTGACTACATTGACGGCGATGGACGCTACGCAAGTCGCGTCCGCGTGAACCGCAAGGTCATTGAGTTCGACGGTCTAGCAAGTGCTAACAACGAATCCAAGACAGTGTTCTTGAATGGGAAGATCGGGAGGATCATCATAGATCCAAGCCGATGCACATCCACAAGCACCACTGCCACATCAGGTTCACTGGAGATACTCATGGACATCGAGGACGCAGCGGGTAATCAATACCCATACTGCGATAGTCTGGAAGATCTTGACTTCAGAGATGCAAGCAATACACCTCTGCATTTCCAAACCTCGGAGGGCGGCAACATGAACGCAGATGGAGGGGCCACAAGCGGATTGCACTTCACAGTCACCGCTCCAGCCAGTTCAAAGGCAGGGACAGTCACCATCGATGAGCCTGCTGCATGGAACGGGCTTGTCTGTGGACAGGTCACTTTCAAGGTCGCAACGTCTGCCGGGACATTCGACTCGGACACGGGATCTCTAAGGCTCACAGTGCTGTTTGAGTAAAAAAAATCCGAATCCGTTATAATGGATTGCAGATAGTGTGATTGACAATGGCCCTTACTGTCGAACAACTTGGACGAACAAATGTGACGGGAAACCGATTGACCGTCGCACTGAAAATAACCTTTGATGATTCCTATCCTACTGGTGGAGAGGCTCTTGATTTGACGACATACGTCAACAACATCGAGACTGTGATGGTTGAAACCAGCGGCGGCTTCGTCTTTGGCTATGATCGAACAAACAAGAAACTCAAAGCGTTTGAAGCAGGGGCAGATGGAGACGCATTGGATGAGGTTGACAACGCAACTGATCTCTCCACAACAGTCACATTCATCTCAGTCACTGGTGGAAGGGCCTGAAGGGGGCTTTCCCTTGGGGCTTGAACTAGGCGACATCTGCTTTGAAGAAGCACACGAAATAGAACGCAGGCGGAAGGTCCGCCTCGCTGAGATCGCTGGCAACGACGGTGGATTCGTCGCAGAGGACCAATCGCCATTCAGCGCCAACAACATGAAGAACGCACAGAACATCAAGATGAAGGTTTCAGGAAAGCAAAGATTCGATATACAGAACATAGGTGCAGGGACAAGGTGCATGTCATGCGGACTACTACATTTCTGCTGGGCCCCCAAATGCGCTGGGTGCGGTGGGCCGATTGATTACAACTTAGGGAGGCATGGATAATGACAGAAGAAATAGATGAAATATGGGAAGACATAGTGAAATCCGTTTATTGCACAGTATGCGATTATTACGAGCATCAGACCAATGGCGAGTGTCCAAAGATGAATCACTCGATGAGAGCATGTCCTGCCAGAAGGGCAGCAGATAAGATGCGAAGAAAAATAAGAATGTAAGTTTCAATGAGATGATGGAGGATGATGTGTTATGCCGCGAGTATTCAATCCCGGTCATCGTCCTAGTCAGCCTCTCTATCCTGACGAACTCGTATATACGACGGTTTCCAAGATAGAGCAATTCTTGCAACTGCCTCTTCCAGAGAGGACTCCCCTTGCAGGAGACACATCTGTGTCTGGATCAAACATACTCATGCCCGTGGCAGGAGCGGATTACAGGAGATGGGGATACGCCAGCGGTGATTCCATATTGGTCTATGATGACAATGATGCTGTTGGCAGCACATTGACATTGACGGGTGTGTCATCATCTGGAAGCAGCGGTGTCGTGAACCTGATTGCCGCTGACCCCGGAACAGCATACCAATCAGCATCAAACAGGAATGGATACATCCAGCCTCAGTCTGCATTGAGCAACAGCAAGGAGCGAGGGATAACGAAATCCCATGTTGAGCATCTCATCAAGGTGAAGCAGGACTACATCGACACACTCACAAGAATGGCGTGGAGGCCGAGGATAAAGGTCGATGAGTATCAGAACTTCACCACGTTTAAGCCGTATCGAAGGAGATACTACACCGATTACGTCGGTGCTGTATATCTCAACAACAGGGCTGTCCAGAGAGTATTGAGATTGAGTGTATGGCAAGGTGACTATTACCGGGAGTTGGCAGCGGCCAGAATCAAGTTCACGATAACAGATCCACACAGATTCGCAGGGACAGAGAAGATATTCTTGTGCCCGAATGTCGCTCATGTAGCCACATTGCAAACAGGATCAACATCTACAACATGGTCAAAGGACTTCGGTCCCAAGACAATAGCGCAGGAGATATCAAACCTCATCAACACCGATCTGGAGGCAGGCAAGGCAGTCATACAGATAGGGTCCTTGACAGAGAGTGGAAGCAACCTAAATGTCAACAATGAGTTTCTAGCCAGTGCTAACAGTGATGACGGAGATGGCGTCGTCTGTCTGAGCAGCATGAGGTCCACAGATGAAGGAGAGGACACGACAATAGCATTCACCAATTCCCATTGCTTTGCCACATCCCATGGGACGGACGTGCAAGCGACCATCTCATCCGTGAACGGATCAACATTCGTCCTAGACGATGCATCTGCCTTTGTCCAAGGACACGGCTTGTATTTCATAGAGGGCAATGGAGATGTAATTCATGTTGCACGATGCTCAAGGAGTGACAACACAATCACGGTTCAAGCAGACTTGACATCATCTTTCGCAAACGCACTCAGTGTGAGTGGCACTGTCAAGCAGCACAAGTTCTCCTCTGACGCAACAGAGGAGCAGCGGCAGAAAGATTGGTGGTCGATGGAGGACAATGGTGCGATACTATTCAACAACCAGTATCCCTTCTTTGAGAATCACAGCCTGAAGATATCATACGTCTATGGCGAGAGGTATCTCGACAAGGCGATAGAAGACGCTTGTACCAAACTTGTCGCAATGGACATCATGCTGACTGATGACTACACCGCTCTTTTCCCAGAGGGTACGAGCAACATAGACATCAGCGCAAAGGTCCAGAGGATGGAGTCTGAGATCAAGCAACTTCTAACTCCATATCAAGAAACCATAGTAGTCGCAGGGATGGGTGGTTAATCTGTGGATGACCGATTTATAGACCATACTAAAGAACTCAAGAAGGCCTTTGACGATGAGGCAAAAGCCATACGAGAACTCGTTGCAAAAGAGCCTGCATACAGAATGAAGATAAAGAATGCAGAGATGGCTATGAACGAGGCGGACGGCTCGCCTTTCTCAGAAAAAGAGATAGAGCGCAACGTGGAGATGATCATGGAGAACAACCCATATCGGGTGGCATACAAAATGGCGAAGAAGAAGAGGGAGGAGGTGATGACCAGTGGCTGACGCAATTGCATCATTGGTTGACATCCTCCAATCCAATTGGAACAAGCCTCCCCAACCGAGCATAGAGGACATCGCTGATCTCGACAAGGGAGACGCCAAGAGAGTCAGGATGCTCGACAAGGATGTAATCAGGATATTTGAAACGGCTCACAACGAGGCACAGCCAGAGTTGCTCTATGACTTCGTGAATCAGCACGTCAACCTGACCATAGACATCAGGAGCGTCAAGACGAGGGAGAGGCTGTCTGAACTCAGGGACGAGACAAGGAGAATCCTCCATGCCTTCAGGAAGGGGGACGGCGTCAACTTCGACAGGATCATCTTCAAGACAAGGACCGACCTCTCTGACAGGTCCAAGAAACTCTTCAGATACACGCTTCAGTGCGAGGTCGTCACATTCACCCTCGATGCCACAGGAGATGGAGGGGCTGTCGTCAACCCTGCGACAGGGGCAGTCACCGTCGGCCAGTCTCAGGCATACGACACGGACCTATCTGCATTGGCCTCCCTATCCCATTCCGATGGCGCATTCATAGTCAGCGATGGATCAACATGGGTCGCAGAGTCCGGTGCGACAGCGAGGACATCATTAGGGCTTGGAAGCCTAGCCACTGAGTCAACCATCGACACCACCGACATAGCCGACTCTGCTCTCATCACATCATCGGAGTCCTTTGCTGACTCGGACACGGCCATCATGACGGCTGCTGCCATCGAGGACAAGATTCTGTCATATGGATACGCTACCGAAACTGGCGACATAACAGGGGTGACTGCCGGAACGGGACTCACAGGAGGAGGCAGTTCGGGCTCAGTGACACTCACATTAGATCTCAAAGACGAGGACGACTTTGCATCAAACTCCGCCAGTCATGCAGCATCTCAACAATCGATCAAGGCATATGTCGATACGTCTGTCAGCAATCTCGTTAATGGCGCTCCGATTCTCCTCGACACGTTGAACGAATTGGCTGCTGCCATAGGCGACGACCCAAGTTTCACCACCACCATAACAACGAGCATAGGGACCAAATTGGCCAAGGCCAGCAACCTATCCGATCTAACCAGCGCGTCCACAGCGAGGACCAACCTAGGCCTTGGAGCCCTCGCCACTCAATCCCTTGCCAACGGCGGCGATAACAGAATCATAACAAGCACGTCTTCTTCCACACTGAATGCAGAGGCCACGCTCACATACGATGGGGCCAAGTTGGAGATAAACAATGGAGCAGGCGAAGTCATAGGCATAGGAGGAGGCGGGACAGGATACCAGTCGATAGAGATAGGCGGCGACACTGGTGCATTCATAGATCTCAAGTCTCCAGCCTCAGATGACTATGATCTGAGGATAATATCCACAGGATCAGGTGGAACCATACAGACATCCTCTCCCTTGACACTCTCAACCGGATCCGGCAACAGTGACATCACATTGTCCCCTCACGGAACTGGAAACGTCCAAGTCAATGCTGACATAGTGATCACAGGTGACGTATCTGTATCTGGAGGATACGGGTTAGCAGCATCCGACATCCCCAACTTGGCTACGAGCAAGATAACCAGTGGGACCTTTGCAGATGCTAGGATTGCGGCTTCAAA